ACTCCTCGGGTGAATGACTCAAAAACATTCATGAGGGATTTTGACCTTGTTGTGGGGCATCACATGTTCGGATACTTATCAGTGGCACAAGGTATCCCCACCCTGATGTTTGGGGAGTTCGTTGCTCCCCATTATGGGGGCTCGGAGGGCGAAATCATCCATGTGGAGAGTTGGCCAATCTATAAGGCGGACATGATGTTCCCCCTCGATGTTCTCGCTGAGGAGGACATCCACTTCCTTGTGGAGCGTGCCACTTATTCTGATTACGAGATAGCTGACTGGAAAGCTCGTATGATTGGGGGTCCATTCAATGCCGAATTATACGTAAGTGAAATGGAGAAAATTGCTCATGAGCGAACCTCAAATAGAGAACAAGTTGACAGTATCACCCAAGCAGTCCAACACGCAAAAGAAAAAGGGACCTGGAAAGGGGAACCACAATCCGAACATGTCGGGGTTGGTCCACTTCAAGAAGGGCTTCGACCCGAGACGCAACAATAAGGGGGCCCCTAAGACTGCAATCAAGGTTCGCAATATGATTAGGGAGTTAGCCTCTGAGGTTATCGTAGCTGGAAAGGGGAAAGATAAGCGAGAGGTAACTCGTTTACAAAAATTAGTTCTTGGAATGCTTGCATCAGATTCACCAGTAGATAGAGTAAACATTTTGAAAGCTTTGTATCCCGAATTGTTTGAGAGCGAGATAACCGCAAAAGGTAGTCATGGTCCAATTAGGGTCAATGTTGTATATGTTGACAATCGTGGGAAGGGTGATCAAACAACTGATGATGTAGTTGATGGTCTAGAGGTTAAGGAAGAATAATGGGCAATACCTGGGAAGTTTACGTTTTGGAAAAGATGGACGAAAATCATCCAGTGGCATATGTTTATGTTAGGATCTACCAGGGAGAGTCATGGCTCTCTGCAATAAAGTCTGCAATTATGGCAAAGCGAACTTATAGTTGCATCAAAATTGAGTGGCGATAATGGACGTAACGATCAGTTTACCAAAACCTCACATGCATCAGGATAGATTTATCAATGATAGCGTAAAGCGCAAGGTTATAAAAGCTGGTCGTCGTGGTGGAAAAACTGTTGGAATGTCTATCTTAGGGGTCAAGGAATTCCTAGCAGGAAAAAGAGTCCTCTATGCGGCCCCCACCGCAGAGCAATTGGATAGGTTTTGGAAACAGTGTGTAAGAGCACTTCAGCCTACTATCGATGTAGGGGTATTTTACAAAAACGAGACTGAGCACATCATCGAGTTGGCCGGTACAGAGCAACGTATCAAGGCCAAAACGGCATGGAACGCAGATACACTCAGAGGCGATTACGCAGATGTTCTTATCTTGGATGAGTTCCAGTTGATGAATGAAGATGTTTGGTCAATCGTTGGCGCTCCTATGATGTTTGACAATAATGGGGATGCAGTCTTCTGTTTCACTGTTCCTTCGGTCAGATCGAAAACAATGTCAAAGGCCACCGACAAGAAGCACGCAAACAAGATGTGGAAGAAGGCTTATGATGACACTACAGGAAGGTGGCGAGCTTACCATTTTACTTCTCTCGATAATCCTTATATTTCTCAGGAGGCCGTACAGGAGATTATCAATTCAACTGATATGACGCGCCTTGCTGTACGACAGGAAATATTTGCAGAGGATGTTGATGATGTAGCTGGGGCCCTGTGGAAGCAAGAGAACATTGATGCTGGTAGAATGAATATGCATCCTGAGCTTTTTAGAATTGGAATAGGAATTGACCCACACGCATCCACTGGGCAGACTGGGCTCATAGCAGCGGGACTCGGCTACATTTCGGGGGAGATACATGGGTTCGTCCTTGAGGACGCAACACGAGGAGGTCTCCCTAATCAATGGGCTGGGGCATCTGTGAACCTCTATGATAAATGGGTAGCAGATATTGCTGTAGGGGAGGTGAACCATGGTGGCGACATGATTTGGAATACCATCTCAGGGGTAGAAGGAGGCAAGCTTCTTAACTTCAAGGCTGTTCGTGCTAGTAGGGGAAAGTACGTTCGTGCTGAACCAATCTCAGCCCTTTATGGTGATGTTCAATCCGCTATAATGACCAAAGTTCATCATGTGGGAACATTTCCTGAGTTAGAGGAGCAGATGTGTAGTTATGTTCCTGGGGACGATTCACCTAACAACCTAGATGCTCTTGTTTGGATTTTGACTGAGCTCATGTTGGGAGAGTCTGAGACTGGACAGTTTGGAATGGGAAGAGTTGAAGATTATGAAAACAAATGGGCATGACTTTGTAGACTTCAAGTTCGAATTCAACGGCATCCTCATCGTCGTGTATTTTGGTAATCCAATTGCAATGATTGATGAAGATGGCCAAATCTTGATGAGAGACCAAAGCTATCCACTTTACCTTGTTGAATACCTTGTAGAGAATATGCCAATGCACCACTATATGGAGAATTAGGAGAACACTATGGGCAAGTCACGTACGAAACGAAGGGTTGATTTAGCGGCAAATTCAACTGTTGATGAGAGACAAACTCAAACTGGTGAAAAGTCCCAGACAGATGTCCGCATTGTTTTCAATGAGGCTCAAGAAATTGGGTCAACTGGACTAAAGGCGGCCAGTGGATTTATACAAGAGGCTTACAACGCCCAGTTGTATTGGCCAAGCGTATCAAAATTATTTTCGAGGATTAGAACATCAACCCCTGAGATGGTAATGGTCGTTCGAGCATTTACAACGTGGTCTCGAAACATTTCACCTAATGTTGAACTACCAACTAATCCAACAGATGATGATAAGCGCTATCAGGAGTTCATCTACTCTGACTTTGAAAATATGGAAGGAGGCTTCGGTGATTTCATCGAAACAGCCGTAAGCAGAGTTCCATTCGATGGGTGGTTTTGGTGGGATGTAGTTCCATCAATCAGGGCGGTTGACTGGACTCCTCCTAACTTTCCTGATGGTTTTTCAGATGATTGGCGCTCTGAGATAGATGATGGCCTTGTAGGGATAAGAAGATTGGCCCCAAGAGATACTTCTTCATTTGAGAGGTGGGAACTTACTCCAGGGAAACGTCTCATGGGCATGTGGCAGTTAGATGTTCCTAATCCACACGTTTTCCTTCCTCTCAATCACGGGCTTCATATGACGTTTGGCGATGCTAACAATCCAGAGGGAAGTTCACCACTTCAGGCTGTCTGGCGGTTGGAGCGTATCAAATACGGATTAGAAGTTATCCAAGGAATTGGATACGAACACGCAGCTGGCCATCTTAACGTTCAACGAATAAATCAGGGAACAATCTCAGACTCTGATAGGGATAACATTCGACAAGCGGCTCGTGCAATTCTTACAGCTCAAGAGGGGAACTACGCAATTTGGCCCTTCAATTATCAAGGCGAAGTAAAAGATATTCCATTCCAGGCTGGTGGAAATCTTCTTGAGGCAATCAAGCACTACAGCATTCTCATGTTGAGTGTGTATATGATGCAAACTATTGCTCTCAACACTCTCACAAATACTGGGGCCCTTGCATCTCAAACAGACTCAACTCAATTGGCGGTCTTCACGTTCAATAACATGATTGATGGTCTAGCCCAACAGTATGACACACAAGTGGGTAAGCGCTTATTCAAGTGGAACAGCTCTCAGTTCCCTAACATAACAAAACGTCCCAAAATAAAGTTTAGTCATGTTGAAAATAACATCGCACTAGGAACACTTGGACAATTCATTGGAGCTCTCAACGGGATTGTTCCACTCGGACAAGAGGATATGATTGCCATTCGTAAGAGGAGTGGATTTCTTCCTGAGACAGAGCCTGATCCTAACGATAAGATACTTCAGGATCAGCAGTCTCAACAACTCGATCAGGGGCTCACTGACCAGATGAACCAGAGCTCCCAGGAGGATGTACTAAATGGGTAATAAGCACTATAACAAAAATTATAAAAAGGCCGTGATTCAACTTGGGCAAGGATCTGAGGATCGTCAGGGGAAATCGAAAGGCAGGCCTACTTTTCTCGGTGTAATTTCATCAAGAGCGGCTGGAAGAAACTTTGTACCTGAGTCTCAAAACTCAACATATCATCTGAACTTCGACGGGGTAAACGATGAAATTGTAATTTCCCACGCGGCAAGTATTGATAATTTACCTTTGGGAGATTTCACTATAGAGTTTGTGGCCGGAAACTTTCCTCAAGCCTATAAATGCGTAATGACGAAGACAAACTCTTCTTTTGAGGGATGGGAGATTTATTGTGATTATTTCGAAGATATTCATTATTTGACGGTATACATCTCATATGATGACTATGCCGCCTATCTCTTCCCTTCTTTCACCTTGCCAGACAATCAAGTAAATCATATAGAAATCGACTTCAAAGTCTCCACTAAGTCTCTGAAGACTTTTGTCAATGGGACAGAGGTAGCAACAGACGGTTCAATTTCAGGTGTTCCGAATGTTTACGATAATGACAGTCTGAATAATTTGATAATTGGAAATGAAGTTGACTCTTCGGCCCCCTGTGCGTTTCAGTTGAGATGGCTCCGTGTTTCAAACATTGCTCGGCATACTTCTAACTTTACGCCTCCATCTTTGACCGTCTGCCCCGCTGCCGATGCAAACACCGTCCTACACCTGATACTGGATGAAGGGACGGGAACCACTGCGAACGATACCAGTGGCAACAGCAACAACGGGACCATCTCAGGTGCGACCTGGGAGTTAGATTGAAATATAAAATATTTTGGAAGACTACAATAGTTGTAGGAAAGGATGATGCACCAAAATGGGTAATATAAACTACAATAAAATCTACAGAGAGGCTCTCAGAAAGGCTGCAATTGAGCTTGAAGAGCGGTCAATTGAATTTCAACGAAGGTTAGAAGACCAGGCGGTCAACCTTGGCGTAATTTCATCAAGTAGAGCTGGTCGAAATTTTGTGCCTGAGATTCAAGACGAAGCTCCAAGTGAAACATATCATCTGAACTTTGATGGAGAAAATGACAAGATAGTAATCCCTCATGCAGCTAGTATTGATAATTTGCCTCTGAGTGATTTTACTGTTGAAATATCCGGTACTTTTTTGGATAAGGCTAATCAGGGAATACTCAATAAGGTGGACGTAACCTATAGTAATGGATGGGAAGTATATTTGGGACACGGAGATGATTTACAGTTCGACGTATTTGCTGACGACTATAACGAGTATAAGGTAAATTACTATGACGCTTTATCATTGTATGGAGTCAAACATCACTATGAGTTTACCTATAATGCAGCAACAAAAGAAATAAAGTTGTTCATAGATGGAGTATTCCAAACTCCTGCAAGTACTGATGATTTGTTGATTACATATACGGGAGAAGGGAATTCAAATTTGGGAATAGGCGGTTATGGGGGATGGGTAGATACAGATAATCTTTACTATTCAAATGAGGTGCTACGCTGGGTACGCATCTCTACAGGCATTCGTCATACATCAGGATTTACTCCTCCTTCCCTAGTTGTTTGTCCAGATTCAGATGCAAATACAGTTTTGTTATTGGCTCTAGATGAAGGAACAGGAACACTTGCTCACGATACAAGTGAAAACGAGAATGATGGAGTAATTTCAGGGGCGATCTGGGAATTGGACACGCCAGATGAACTAAACACCTTTGAGTCAATAGCCTTTGATAGCGAATCTTTCGAGTGAGGAAAAATGATTACACATACAAAAGTTAGTGGAAAGTCTGATGGGGTTGATGATACTAAAGTTCAACCAAGTGATTGGAATGCTGAGCATGCAATTGCTGATGGGTATACACTAATGCACGTGGCAACAAAGATCTTGACGAATGACGAGGTAATCAGTTTACCAACTACATCAGTTGAAATACTTGCCGCACCGGGAGCAAACAAAATCATTATTCCCATCATGACTGTGCTGCATGCCAATTGGGTAGCCGACTATGGCGGCATAGATGCCGGCGCTATAATCTGCATTAGGTTAGCAAACGTGGATGTTATGCAATTGACGGAAACCATTGCATCCTCAGTCTCTTCTTTGTTGACTGGAGGCGGTCCAGATGGGGTTAGCGCAATGCTTGGGCCGCTCTACAAAGTTGCATCCAGTACGGTTTACGGTATCAGTGGCATGTATGACTCTGATATAGCAAACAAGGCGCTGAATATAGTTATCTCAGGAAATGCCCTGGACCTGACAGGCGGCGATGCCGGTAACACACTCAAGGTAATTGTCTACTACATGGTTATGGATGTATGACTAAAATGAAACGTAAACGCTTTTGGAAGGTTACTCTTGTTACAACCACAACAGTTGTAGGATTAGCCGGACAAGTGGGGAGGCCTACTCTTACGACAACCTATAATGTGATCGCCCCTAGTCGTGAAAAGGCCGAGAAATTAGTTGACGAAAATGTACCTCTTGAAAATGTAACGGTAGAGAGTTGTACGGCAGCTCGTTCAAGCCTAAAGGACTTCAAGGGTTTAGTGGATTATATTGAGCCAGGATATGAGTGATATTGACAGAAGTGAAGCTCAGAAATATATTTTGTTGACCTCTTCCTCAGCATACTTCAATGAGAAGGCGAACACCTTGTGGGACGAAAATTCAGGTCTTCCTGGACTTCTAGCCGCTACTACTGGCGCAAACTCCAAGTATAGGTATTCACCAGGTAGCGACTCATATTATGTTACAAGTACAGGTCGAAAGGTAAGTGATGCTCAGATAAGAGCAGCTGTTGATAAGGTGGCCACCAAGGTGAAGCGAGATATGCGTGAGGCGACTCAGCAACTTATCTCAGGGGTCATTCTTGCTGCTGCTTGGTACCTCCAGATGCAAACACTTATGTCAGTTCTCTACAAGACGATGTGGACATTAGCCATAGGTGGTTTCCTTTTTGATGACCAAACTGCTCGCAACATTTTCTACTACTTTGTTTATAGGCAGTTCAAGTGGTTGGATAATTACTATGATCAAGTGAATAACAGGAGTCAGCCTCTCAATGGGACAGCAATGAATAGGTCAGGACTCTATGGCGAATATGCAAATAGTCTTTATCAAAACGCTGTTCTCGATAAGAAGATAAAAGCAAAGAAGATGACAGAAGGAAAAAGAATTCTTGGCAAAAATGAGAACCATTGTTACAACTCACAGTATAGATTAGGATGCATTGACTTAGCTCAGAAAGGATGGCTGCCAATTGAAAGAATAACCCCAATTGGTGAAGCAACATGCTATTCAAATTGCCATTGCTATATAATTTACAGATGAGGAGATTTTATGGCCACTAATAGTACTCCTAGTGATTTATCCGCTCATGTAGTTCAGTTAGGTCGTGTAATAGATAGACTTGCTCCAGGGACATATGAGATTACCATTGTCAAACAGGAATTTCGCCAACAGGATTGGTCATTTGAAATTGTTCGACAGGAAAAGATTTCAAGTGGTGACCTAACAGCAAGGAGCTTAGATGACTTATAGAGGAAGGTGTCCTGTTTGTTCTGCTCAGCTAATAGTTGAGGAGTCATACGTAGTCTGTGAAAGAAATGACTACAAAGTAAGTATTATAAAGTTTGAAGTTTTGTGGGGAGAGTTTGAAAAGGCACAATTATCACTGACAGAAAAGCTTCTCAGTGATTTGCAGTCATACAATTTACTCGATGTACAGAAGCAGGAAGAAAGTCCTTAGAATCATGTTATAATACCGCCCAACAAATTGAATATTTCCCGCGTCTCGCGCAAGCTGGCTCGGACCTTATGGTTCGGGCCTTTCTTTTGGAGAAATCCTGACTAAACATGGACGTAGACCTCTTAACCTTCATTGACAAAAAGTTAGACCAGATCCTAAAGGACTTTGGTGGTCCAGGGTCTGGCTATTCACGCGAGGAAGGACATAAGGGTAGGCCCGGTTTAGTAGGAGGAAGTTCAAAAAATGAAAATTATTCTGTGGGCAAGTCCTTAGCTGTATACCATGGAACAAGTATAGAGTCTGCTAAGAAAATTAAGAATGAAGGTCTAAAAACGAGAAAAGCGTCAATTGGAAAAAGACCACCTTCTGTTTATTTTATGAATGATTTCCAATCGACTAGAGATTATGTTCAGGAAAGCTATTTAGAAGAAGGTGAAGGATATGCAATTATAGAATTTGAAATTCCTCCTGGAGCACAAGTTATTGAGGACGAGGAGGAAGGAGATAGCTATCGTATTGAAACTGATGTTCCTGCAAATTTTATACGTTCAATTACTTATTATGACTCTAATGATAAGCGTATAAACTTAGAAGAAAAATCTAATCGTATAGGATATTGTGCAATTGTTTTTCCGTTAGAAAGTGATAAGGAACTTGGAGGCCCTGGTTCTGGGTTCAAGGGCCATAGGGGAAGACCGGGCTTAGTAGGTGGCAGCTCTGGTGTAGGAACTGCTGCATATAACTATGCTTACGCTAGTGCTTATATTGATCAGAATAAAAGGCTAAGAGAACAAAGTACAAAATCAAACTCATTTACCAGAGAGTTAGACAAACAAATTAGAGACAATGCACGTATCCCAGATAAAACAATTTATAGAGGAACATCTATACACTCTGTTGGCGGAATAAATGCAAAAGTTGGTGATACGTTTATAGATGAAGGATATGGTTCATTTACTGAAAATAAAAAGATTGCAAATAATTGGAGTACTGTAACACTCGTAATAGAAAAAGAAAATGCTGTAAAGATGCTAAGGATAAGTGATGTTGCTAGAGCTCCTGCAGGTTATGGTGGCGAAGCTGAATGGTTGATGCCTAGGGGCACAACTTATAAGATTATTGATATTGAGCCTGCCAGAGTTGGTTATTCTCAAACTTATTTTATTGAAGTGGTATCATCTCGTGAGAAAAATTTATCTAGTGAATTGACTATTGAAAATGACAATATAGATATGGACTCTTTATTGAATTTTGTCTTTTTAGTTCATAGAGAGATGATTGAGAATCCGGATATAACTGAGGAAGAAGCAGAAGAAAATGTATTAGAAAAACTTTCTTATGATAATCCTTCAGAATTAGGAGGTCCAGGTTCAGGATACTCTAAGGAAGAAGGGCATAAAGGCCGTCCTGGTCAAGTAGGAGGTTCTCAACCTAGCGGAACAAGTGCAGTAACAAAAGGTCTTCCTGCTAATCGCTATGCTGAGTATGCTTCGATGTTCAACGAAATGAGTGAGACAGGAACAGCGAAGTCTAAGGAAAACAAAAAGTGGATTAGAAATCACCAGGATGATTACAACAATGATAGACAATTCAAGGCTGTGGCCGATTACGCGACTCTTTACTCTCAGGGCTCCTACGATGAAATGAAGGCAATAGCATACTACAAAATGACTGGTGAATGGCCAAAAGGAGTCCACAATTGGGAAGACAGCGTTGTTCCTGATTGGGTAGATAAGGATCTTGGATATGTGTCAAATCCAATGGGCACTTACAAAAATTTCTTTGATGGTCAAAACGTTGAAGGAGACCTCGGAATTTCTACAGGTGATGCATCCATGGTTGTAGAGAAAACAATTGCGAATGCCCCTGAACTTGGATATCCAGTTTATAGAGGAGTAACCGGTTATACTAATCGTATTTCTACTTTGAAGCCTGGAATTGACCCTAATGACATCAATATTTGGGACAAATACGATTATCATTACGAAAAATGGCCACCTATCCCTCAGGTCGGTGAAACAATGGACTTTGTAGGGGCAACCTCATTCAGTGCTGATGGTGATTTAGCACGAGCATTTAGCGAAGGTTCTGCTCCTGGCCAGCATGGTAAACTTGGCTCTGGTGCATGGGCTACATTTGTTTACGAAGTAGAAGGAGCGAAAGGAATTGAAATTTCAGCACTTAGCCCTTGGCATCAATCAGAGGTTCTTACTTCTGGTAGATATGAAGTAACAAGTGTTGATATTGACCCAAGTGGTTCATGGATTAGTTCATCACGTAGAGGTCATTCTTCTAGAGGAGTACCTCACTATCATGTGAAGCTCAAACAAGTTGGTTCATGGAATATCGACTAATGAAAATGATTAGCCCAAAAGACCGAGAAAATGAATTGACGTTTGAAGGATTTTTACCATTTCCTTTAGATGAAAACTTGTCTGAGTTTGGTGGTGAAGGTTCAGGGAACTTCGATCATGAAGGAAGACCAGGACAGGTAGGAGGCTCAGCAAAGAGTGGCTCAAGAACTGCTGCTGATATAACACCAGAGGAAAGACAAGAAGCTGAAGATTGGCTAAATAAAAAGAAAAAGCCTAAAAAACAGAAAGAGCCAAACTTCAGTGATGAAGAGAAGCAGCATTTGCTTGACATGACTAAAAGGCTTTTCCCTGATGCAGAACTCCATGTCATAGATGACGAATTTGGCTACGCTATTGAAGTTGTTCAAAATGAGGATGATGACCTTCATTTGATGATTATAGGAAATCAAAAGCAAGGTGCAAAGTTTACGGTTGGAGGGCAAACGTTCTATGCTGGTGGTGAATACTTTGCAGACAAAAGAGAAATTCAAATATACGATATTGGCCACATTGATGAATACGATACAGAGGCTATGCTTGCTCATGAACTTGAGCATGATAGATGGGCAGTGTTCAAAATAAAGGCTAGTGAAGAGCGAAAGTTGATAGAGATAGAGCATAGAAAGTCGAGTAAGAAAGGTAAACATATTCTCAATAAAAATGGTGATATCATTATCCCTGAATATGAAAAAAAGTATCCTAATTATCATACTCTTCAAGATAGCATTTTTAGTAGAAATTCAGAAGGTTTCGCTAACTTAGACGGAGTAAGTGAATATTCAAAATCATACTGGAATAAGGCGAATGACGGTACTGGTTCTATTATGGAATTCGAATCTGCGGTCAATGAGACACTAGCCGAAATAAACAGAATAAATCATGGTGGTAGTGTTAGAAGTGGTGATATGTATTGGAAAAGTATCCATCCTGTTTGGAAAAGTTTTTATGAGACGGTGAACAATGCTTCCAAATAAAACATTCCCACGTGTAATTTATATTGGACCCGATTGGACCATTGTTGATGACCCTGAAGATGCAGTCATGGTGAAAGTTGTTTCAGCAAATGGTGATGTAAAATTTGGGATCCCTGTTCATAAGGATGCAGAACTTGGAGGACCTGGTTCAGGATTTACTAGAGAAGAAGGTCATCACGGAAGACCAGGTAAGGTTGGTGGAAGCCAATCAGATAATGACTCTTCTTATGAAATCGAAAATAAGCCAAAATTTTATTCTGATTTATGGTTTGATACCAGAGCAAGGATGACCTCTGATGAAAAGGAAGCAGTCAAAAATTATACTGATGGTTATTACGTATTGATAAACAATATTTCTAGAGGAAAATCAATAGGGAGCGAATTTACTCAGGAAAATATAGAGTTAGCAATGACGTATAGAGATTCATTAGATAGTTTTGTTGAAAATGTAGAAGCTCCAAGAAATATGATAGTCTATAGAGGAGTTGGTCTAAAGAATGAATTGGCTATAAAAAAGTTGACAACAGTTGGAGAAACTTTTTCTGATCCAGGTTTTCTATCAACTTCACTATCTAGATCAGTTGGAGAAAATTTTATGGATTCTTGGTCTACTGGAGGAACAGATTTTCTTCTAAAGATAAACGTTGATAAAGGACAGAAAGTGGCCTCTATAGTAGGTATTGCTGTATCAGAGATGGAGATGATTTTTCCTAGGAACACAAAGTTTAAGGTTACATCTACAAGTTTGCAACCTCAAACTGTTTGGATGCCGGAACATTGGTTTGTGGAGCTAGAAGTTGAACAGTAAACTTATTCCTGTTGAAGAGCGTTGGCTGAAGGATGACATGGATTTTGTTATTCTTGGAGTTATTAGTGGCGAATTTGGAGGCCAAGGTTCTGGCTATCATGGTCATAAAGGACGAATTGGCAAGGTTGGCGGAAGCGCTCCTGACAATATTCCTAATAGTAGTTATAGAGATAAGAATTATCGTTTTTATTTCAAGTCTGCCAAAAGGTTTTTAGACAGCTTAGGAGATGATCAGAAGAGCTCATTAGAATATTACGCTGATGGACTGTATTCAATGATAAACAATTATTTGAGAGGAAAGAATTCACCTGAGACATATGGTGGAACTCGATATGGCTCAGATCTTCTCATAGATAATCTTGATGAGGCATTCAATAATGATGGCTCTGTAGTTTCAGAAAATATAAAGACCTATAGAGGTATCCCCGTTATGACTGAAGATGTAGAGGAATTCACTAAGCTTATTGACACTTTGGAAGTTGGTGGAACATTCGAGGATAAGGCATATTTTTCATCTAGCATGTCTAAGAAAGTTGCAGGTAATTTTGCCGGTCTTCAATATGACACTAGACCATATGGAAATATTATGTTTGAGGTAGAGGTTCCAAAAGGAAGTAGAGCTCTATATCCATCTTTGCTCAATGCTGATGATTTCATGAGTCCAGAACAAGAAGTTCTTTTACCCAGAGGTTCAAAGTTTGAAATACTTTCTAAAGTGAAAACAAAGGAAGGTGATTATTTTGGTAATGACAGATACGGCTTTCCTGATTGGTACATCAAAATGAGGTTACTCCCATGAGTGGCGCACCTAAGTTTATTCCTATGACAGAGCGCTGGAAATTAGACGCATCAGATTTTCTTCAGGAAGTTGACAGCCTCTCAGAATTGGGTGGTCCTGGTTCTGGATTTCATGGTCATGAAGGTAGGCCTGGACAAGTAGGCGGTTCAAGGAGTGGCGGAGGAATTGGCTTGTTATCTGTCTATGCTACTAATTCATATCGTCGTAATTTATTGAGTGCTGCTTCTAAGGAGGTTGAGAATGTTGTTACTGGTACTGGTCATTCAATAGAAGACATAAATAGTATTACTACTTATGGAAGTTTTGCTTCTGATAAGTCCAAGCCTGGCGATATTGACTTAGTCATTGAAATAAATAATCTAAAAAGTGATGATTACTTTTATCGTGGCGGATCACTGCATTATATTGACAGTGTTACTCCTGTTGCTATGAAAGAAAATTCTTCTGTATCAATAGTATTCGTTAGTTCTAAAATAGCTAAGGACGAATACTTGAGTAGAATGATAAACTCTGAGCAAAGAACGTTCAAGCCTATACACTATGGAGAGGAAGTTTTGTATAGCAAGACAAATAACTTTATGTCAAGAAGTTTTGATTCTGCTAGTAAAGTTGATTTTGATCTCGGCGGTCCTGGCTCTGGTTATTCCAGAGAGGAAGGTCATAAAGGACGCATTGGGAAGGTTGGAGGATCGACCAAGAGTAATATGCTTTCACCTGACGCACCAGTTTTAGAGTATCATAAAAAAGTAAGTGATGAAGGAGTATGGGGATACTCTCATGGACAGAGCAGAGCAATTAGTGCTGAGTCAGCACGAATTATGGGTATTGAAGGATATGCTCGAGATGACAGATTTGGTCATGAATATGAGGTTAACGCAACTAAATTCCTTCAGGCAATTTCTGATGATGATATAGGTTCGGAAGAGGTTTTATACCATGGCTTTCAAAACGTTAGAGATATTGAGTTTAGACCTGGTGATACATTCAAAATTCCTTTGACGGCTACCTCTGGTGGAATGGATGATGCTATGGGTTATGCATTGAGAATGGATAGAATTGACCAAAAAGGCTATCCTACAGTCTTCGTATTTCCAAAAGAGACTCCTATAGCTGCTTATCAGATGTGGAACAAGCAGGATGCAAAGGAATTTGGATACAAATATACCGAGGCAATTACCGCAGGCGAATTTGAGGTTTTGAAATCTTCCTTCATAGAAATGAATATGCCTCAGCACGATAGTCGGCCAGGAGAGACTTGGCACCCTACAACTGTTTTCAATGTCGTTGAGGTTCAACCAATAGGAATTTTTGATATGGACCTCAGGGCATGGAGAAAATAATGGACTTGACTTTAGATATTGCAGTTTGTCGACAAGAAGCACCCTACCAAACTGGTGGCGAAGTGCTCATCTCAAAAGAGGATAGAGAAGAATTTTCTACTAGTATCAATGACTCTGAAGAAGAGTCGGAAAAGGAAGAATAATATGCCTTGGAAAATAAAAGAAGAAAACGGCGAATATTGTGTCTATACAAAAGATGATGACAAAAAGGTTAAGTGTCATAAATCTGAGGAAGAGGCAAAGGACCACATGAAAGCTCTCTATGCTAATATGAAGGATGAAGAACTCTCACAAGGATTACCATCCAAAATTGCATCAGCATTTAGTAAGCTGTTCATGGCGGCTAAGAAGGAACAAACTGTGAATGAGTTATCTGGCTTCGCATTTAGCGATGTATCAGATGTAGATTTATCGACTCAGACGTATATAGATGGCATGGCTGCGGGAACATTCATCACGATGATGGGTGAAGAAGTTACCTTCAAGCCAGAAGAATTGGAGGCTTATGTAAAGAACACAAGAAGAGTCATTGAAAGTACCCGAACGGAAAAAGGTGAATTAGTTGGCCTACCTATCGATGAAAATGGTCATGACCATAAGGGTGGTGCTGGATGGATAGTTGGTATTCGTCACGACAAGAGCCGGAACATTCTTAGGTTCCTTGTCAATTGGACGGATACGGGAGCAAGCCTAATCAAGTCAAACGCGAGAAGGTTCTTCTCCCCATCCATTGATGGCCAAGGAGCATACGTTCGTGGTGGTTCCCTTACGAATTGGCCAGCAACAAGGTTATCAACTGGACAAATATTGTTGCGTCCTGTTGAGCTATCAGAAAGTTTACAGGAGATTGATATGGATAACGCTGTTCTACAGGCTATTGCTGATCTGAAGCAGTCGATCACAGAGGCCATCAGCGGCCGCTCTCCCGAGAAGGAGCCTGAAACAGAGCTTAGTGAATTGAGCGACGTTTCAGTGAGTCCAGCTCTTCAGGAGCTCTTGGGATCCCAGGAAGGAATTGACGAGCTTGGCCGCCGGGCTATGGAGATTGCACAGGACGCAATTGTAGCCGAAAAACGAAAGTTGCACGTTGTCGAATTTGCATCAAGGATCGTTGGTGGGACCACTGAGAAGCCATTTGGTCTTCGTGTTCGCCCCAATGACTTGGTCGCTCTTTTACTAAGTCTGCCGGAAAAGCAGTCCAGAGCCGTTGAACGCATCCTCGAGCAGACCCTTGACGCAGCGATCGACTTCTCCGAGCATGGGATTGACCCTCTCGGATATAGCTTGAGGAAGCCAAAACTTCCTGTCGAATATCGGCCCCTTTTGAAGTCGTGGATTGGTGCCGGCAAAACCATGAAGGAGTTCTTCGAGATCAATCCTGAGATTGGTGAGTTCGAGAACTTCAATCTTGACGAATTCATGGAAGAGGAGAAGTAAAATGGCCGACCTTACCTTTGACAACAATATTCATCTGTTGGGAGTTCCTAAGTCTGAGAAATTCTTCTTGGATACTTCGGTGGCTCAGACCATTTACAAAGGCCAGCCGATGATTATTGACCAGGACGTCGATGCACTGAATGCGACCGGCTTCCTCGACGCTGCAGTTGTTGCAGCCACTGATGTTTGTCTTGGTATTGCAGCTGAGGGGAAAACAGTTGCAGCTGCCACTGCTGAGACAACCGAAATTGAAATCTATGTTTCCCCATCCATCATAGGTTTCAAGTCAGCCGTGTTTGATAATGCAGACCTTGGCAAAGTGGTCTACATGTCGGACTCCGGTACCCTTTCCGAAACAGCTGCAGATAATCCGCAAATTGGTATCCTCCACAAAGTGGAAGATGGCTATGCTTATGTGCAGTTGACCACACCGCAAATTTGCGCTGGTGCATAAGGAGATGAATAATGATTAGCGGAAACGTTCCAGGACATTTGGTTGTTTCAGCTCGAACGGGCTTCCTAACAACCGCACTTCCTCCTGTTCCTGCTTATGCGGCCATTGCGCAAGAGCTTACTATGAGCGCCAAGAATATCGAAATGGTTGACCTTGGTGGAGCTCCTATGCCTTTGCGTAATCGTGGTCGTATGCAGATCCAGGATTTCATTGAGAAGAGAATGACGGTACAGCCCCTCGACTGGGACATCACGGTCTTCATTTCTCATAATGCCGTTCAGGATGATCAGACTGGAGAGCTGGATCGAAAGGTTCGCTCGGCTGGTGATAACTTCCAGCGTCATATTGCACAACAGGCTTTCCAGGCCCTGAATGATGGTGATGGTTCCAACTATGGTCTTGCCTATGATGGATTATCATTCTTCAATGACTCCCACGTAGATAAGGGAGCAGCATATACGTCTGTGCAGGACAACAAGGATGCTTTAGCCCTTGATGCAACCAACTTCAATACTGTCTATGTGAAGGCTCAAAAGACCAGAGATGACCAGGGCCAATTCACTCAGTACAATTACAACCTGTTAGTCGTTCCTCCTGACCTCGCCAAAGTAGCTTTCCAGCTCACGCAGGTTCCAGGAGGTTCCGAAACTCCGGCGAACGCAAACCCTTTCGCTGGCCGAATCAACTACGTTGTTTCGCCTCTGCTCGATTCGACCGCTTGGGTGCTCGTGGCCTCAGACTCTCCAACGAAGCCTATTGTGATTGCAATGAGAGAACGCCCCAACCTGCAGTCAGCTTGGTTCGATCCGGAGGCTCCAGACGGTGGTCGCTATTACTTCAAGTTCTATGCACGCTACAATCACTTCTATGGCGATTGGCGCACCGCATACATGGGCAACAGCTAATTACTGTTGGTCAAAATTACTTACTCTAAGGGGTCGACCTATCCATGGTTTGCCCCTTAGAGAAGGAGAGATATAAAATGTCACTTGAAGCTCGTGTAAAAGAAAGCTATAAGCTTGGAGCTGTCACTGCTTTTTCTGGTAATGAATATACCCAGAACGAGTGGAGACCTGTTCCTGTTGAAGCAGAAGACCAGGCGATTGTTCATCCCTACTTGGACGTCCGTGAAGTTGGCACAGAAAAGCCCATTAAGGTTACCTCCCAGGACTATCTGAGTGAAGCTACCACAAAAGCTAATGAATCTATTTACGCACCTCACAGCGAGGAGCTGGGTGAACCAGAGATGACCTCTGATGACTCAGAAAGTGAGTCTAGCGACGAAACGGATGAAACTAAGTCAGTAACGAAGAAAAAGGGAAAACCGCGTAAATGACCACAGAATATGGCTACGGTACTATTGAAGGAGTAGCAGCTTTGGCCAGGACATGGACTGAGAATAACACCTTCGCTGATGAAACGATTTATGCAGTCGGTACAAATCCTGAGCTACACTCCGTGATTAGCTGGCTGAACGAAGTTTCAGCGATGCTTGATATTGCTCTCGGCAAATACGGCTTTGTTGTTCCCCTAAGTAGTACTGCTGGAAGACTCTCGGCAAAATCCATTGTTGAGCAAATCACTGCTGACATTGTTAAATATGTCAACAACCAGGGAAGGTTCTTCAGTGAGAGATTTGTTGACAGTGGGATGTCTGTTTGGAAAGCGATAAGGACAGACCTTGATCTGTGGGTCCTTGAGTTTGCTCCAGGATTAGCCAATGCTGGCGAGACGCAACATGCATCTGATATCGACGCAATTGGATTTAGTGACCATGACGAGTCAGGCGAAAAAATGTTCCCTATCTTTCAACGAAAAGGATTTGGGAATACATTTGATGACTGGACACAATGACAGACTACTACGGATTATGTGAAGCGGCCCTTGTTGAGAGAATAAGAACTCTTTCGGACTTTTTCCCTAAGAGTGAATTCGTCACGGATGATGATGCAATACTCAACAAGGGGGCTGACTTTTATGTGGTAGTTACGCCTGACACTTTTACAACCGTGAGAGCTGATGGTCTTGCTAATGATGTTGAATGGAACATTCTTATGGATGTTTACACCAAGTTCACAACAATGAATGAGTCAAAGGGCAAAATGAAACTTATTAGAGCCGCTTTGATAAATCTGATTACTCCTCCTTGTTTGAACCATGTGAATGGAGTTTCTCGTTCATTGATTACTGCAAATGGTGGACTCTTCCAAGATGCTCCAAATAGGCCCAACTTTGTTTGGCAGACTTTCATCGTGATAGTCACTCAGAGGATAAGGTTCACTGTATGAGTAGACCTATTGAAAAACTTCCGGTAGATTTATACGATGCTGGAATTGGTGCTCTTAGGGCACTCGTCTTTAGGATTTCCTATAGGATGTCTAAACCAGGTCAACCTGTAAGATATCCAGTTCAATGGGATAGTCCGAAGCAAAAGAGGTTTGTTCTTTGGAAACTTAACAAGGAGCATAATCTACCATATAGGCGAACTGACAAATACCGTCTTGGTTGGAAAACTGAGGCCATCCCATTTGGATTATCATTGAAGAATGAACACCCTGCTGGTGCAATCGGTGGAACTCCATTTGGTTGGCAGTCGAGAGTGACGAGAGGAAGATGGCCCTTCTTCCTTCAAGTCCTATTTGAAGAATTAGCAAAATTCCCTGCGGAGCTTTCACATGCTCTTAGCGTGATGGGAAAAGAATCTAAGTAACGAAAGGATTTCAATATGCCATACACTCCTCCTTCAGGAATTGGTTGGGGAACCGAGGTATACCGTGCCACGTTCTTCCCAATCAGAAGTGATGGCGGAATAGATGCTCCTGATTATCCTGTTGCAGCTGAGACACCCTACGAGGGACTTGAGTTTGTTGGTCCTAAGTCATTAGCGCTTAACCTAGGCGCTCCTCGTACGGTTGTGAACATTTCGCAAGGCGCTGTTCAGGACACCATCTATCTGCCTAGCATTGATGCAAAGACTGCAGAGTTTCATGTAAGCTATATTGACCTTGAAACATTTGCAACTTTGGGTTCGGTACTAACAAGAACAGTTGGTGGTGGAAAAGGTATGCCAATGGGAACAGACAAGCAGGGCCTCGAGATTTCAGGAACCTTTATGATTTCTCAGCTCGCTTGGCACAATGAAGATGGTGTAGAAGCTTGGCACAACTACCTTATCCCCCGTGCAAAGGCGATTGTTCAGTGGCCGTCCTTCAATGATGCAGCCATTGATGTAACAATTGCTCTCTCGCTTTCATCTTCACGAAAGCACGTTTGGGGTCAAACCCTTACGGAGAATACCGATGGCGCAACTAAGATGCACGCTTGGGACCACCAAACATTTGAGAGGTTCAACATCGTTGCATGGTTGGCAGATGGGTCTGAGGACGTTTTCTTATTCCCTGCTGATAAGCAGCCACTTGAGGAAAACATTGCCGATACTCTCACACTATGGGACTATGCGGCTGGCACTCAAATCTCGAGTGGCTTTACCCCAGCTGCAGCCAACGTTGACTTTGTATCTCCGCCAGCTGCAGATAAACTCATCATTGCATTGTATGAGTACTAATGACAGTTCAGTGCCTAACTGAAGCAATTACATTTGAGGACGGCAACCGAATTGTAGTCGCAGAAGAAAATTGGCTCACTGGAGTAAAACTTCTGCGGCTGCAAAAGGCCGCCTCTGATTCGCTCGACGCAGCAACAGGTTTAGAGCGCCAATATTTTCATGTGGTCACCTATCCTAAGCTGCTTGCTGCAGTCATTGAAGGAACTCCTCCAACAGAGGATGAGGCAATACTTATGCCATCTGCTGAAATACAAAAATGGTATGAGGCAGTCTTGAGACTAAATCCTCAATGGTTCCCTGATGAAACACCCATCAAGAAAGAGACGGAAAAAAAAAGAAATCCGAGAAAGCGGAAATAATAACCTTTCTCGGAAATCTTTTGAAGGAAGAAAAAGGCGACGATCTTCCATATGAATTAGGGATATCATACGAAGATTTCCTAGAGTATAAGAGTGAATGGATATTGTGGCGTAGTCTCGGAGCATATAATCAGGATAATGTCTGGGTTGCGCCCGTATCCTTTGTAGAGGCAGAAAGTATGCCTAAGAGAAAGTTAGACGCTTTCTTTGTTCTCGATGACCTACTTGAGCTGATGCGAAAGCAATTAGTAAGAAAGAAGTCAAAGGCTAATGGCAGACAAAAAGTATACGGTTGAAGTTGACCTTACCTTAGGACCTCAGTCGAAAACCAAGATTGAGAAGGATATAGCTGACGTAAAGAAGCAGGCAGCAACCACCGTTGACCTTGGTCCTTTGCCTGCCTCAACAACCTCTGCATGGAAGGATGAATACGAGAAGGTTCAAAAGGAAATTGATAAACTTGCCGCAACACAAAGAAGAGTGTGGGAAGCAGGTCAAGAAGGTGTAAGTGGGTATACCAAACAGATGGAGGCTCTAGACCGTCAATTAGAGTCGACTGTCCTGAAGATGGAGAATGCAGAGGCAACAGCCAGAGAGCTTGAGCAAACATCAGTAAAGTTGAGAAGGTTCTCAAGGGAGGCATTTGAGGCTGGCGCAATCATTAGTATTGGCCTATACGAATTTGCAAATAAGTATGTAGAAAAAGCCAAGGAAGCAACAGAGACAACTATAAGATGGAAAAGGGCTCAAGAGGATATTGATAAATCGTCTCAAAGGGTTGGTGCAGTTCTTGCTCATGAGTTACTTCCATTTCTTCAAAGTGCAGCGAAAGTTATTGAGAAGGCTGCTTCTTTTGTTGAATCACATCCTGAAGCAATTGCTGCTGGTGTAAAGCTTGGTGCAGTTCTCATTGGAGTAAGTCTAATTGCAAAAGCTGCCGCAACTGGAATTAGTCTCAAAGCCGACCTAGCAACGATTACTGCTGCCGCACTGAGGAAGCAAGCGGCTGACATTGATAAACAAAGTTCATTAATTTTCCTTGAAGCCGCTCAAATAAACGCAGGTGCGGCGAGTAAATCAGTAGCTGGTTCAGGAGCTAGTGGATTAGGAAAATTGGGACTTGGTGGATTAGGAAAATTGGGACTTGGTGCATTAGGTGCAGCTCTTCTTGACGTTGTCGTTCTTCTTGGCTCATTTGCTGGTGGTCTAATCATTGGTGATAAGCTATTTGACAAATTAGAGGGTCACGATGCAAAACTTCAGGATTACACTACATGGATCAAGCAAGCAATTGCCGTTGATGCAAAGAAATTAGGAGACTTTTTTGGGAAGGATGCAGATTGGAGTTTACGTAGTGGGCAACAAGCTGGACCAAAAGATTTGGGTAATACTTGGTTCCAAAAGATTTCAGAGTCTCTTGGCCTTCTCAAGCGAAAGGCTGATGATGCAGCCTCAGCAGTTGATGATATTGATTTGGGCTCTGTAGAGAATTCTCCAGCAAGGGACCAAATTCTCAATGCTTATGAGAGCTATTTGAATGATGAACAACAAGCGTTGACAAAGTTCAATAGTGACAAGACAAAAATAAATCAGGATGCTTTCAACGATGAACTTCACGCTAATCAGGAATACGCTAGGGATGTTCAAAAGGTAAATGAAGGACTTGCCAATTCTCTTTCTAAACTCGCAGCTGATTTTGCTAGGTCTAACATTGAGGCTGACAAAAAGTACAATGAAGAAAAAGATAACATTATCAAAGACCAAGCCGATGACTTGGCCAAGGCTAGGGAACAACTTCAAGAGAGACTTCGCAAAATGGCTCTTGAAGAAAAGGATAAAGAGTCTGAGCTTATTGCTCAGCGAGATGCTCTTGGTCTTGCAAAGGCTCAACGTAAATATCAGCAAGATAGGTCTGAAGCTATTCGTGAGGCAGGCCTTGAGTCAAAGGAGAGAAGAGAGCAAACCAAAAAGCGTCTTGAAGAACTTGCTCAATCATATGAGGAAGAAAAGGCTCAACGAGCTGTTGACTATGCGAATAAGGTAGCTGAACAAAAGCAAGAAGCTGCTGATAGGCTGAAGCAGCTTCAGGAAGAGCACACTGCTGAGTTGATAAGAATTCGTCTTTTGAGAAATGAAAAATTGAAGGAGCTCGATGCAGAATTCAAGGCTGAACGTGATAGACGAATTCAATACTTCCTTGCACAAGTTAGAGACCTTGATGCACAACTTCTTGGTGAACGACAAACAAGAGCAAATCACCAGGCTCAAATGATACGTGATTTAGACGCATGGTTCGCCACATATCGCTCACATTGGACGGCTGGACTAAACTCTTTAGCATCTCAAACACCTACGAGCGACTCTGGTGGATATGTTAGTAAAGGACTATATAGAATGGCCTGGGATAACAAGAAGGAGTTCGTCATGAGTGGCCCAACTACAGCCGCTGCTGAAAGAGCATTGGGAACATCTCTTACACAGGCGAACCTGATGGGAGCTCTTCAAATGGCAACTTCAAATCAAGAACTAAACTACTATGACCAGAGAAGGATGGAAGTTCCTATGTCAAAAGAGAATAAGAGAGCTTATGAAGAGGGAGCTCGTGCAGCGCTCCAGAAGATATTGAGGAGCTAATGGCAAGTGATTTCAAAATAGGAACTGATACGTCGAGCAACTTCTATGCGCTTGACGCAATTCTTGACTCAGATGTTTACCCTGGTGATCCTGATTGGTCATTTAGGCCATATAGCGTTTCAACAAAATTGAATAGTGGTCTTTTTCAAGGCAATGGATTTCCTATTGCTAAGTGGCGATGGAATGCAATGAATAACGAAGATCGTGAAACCCTGAAGGCCTACGTAAGCACTGCACTTAGTGCATCTCTCTATATTCAAACTGCCACTAATACTTCAAGCAGTGGAGTAATCCAATTCAAGAAATATTCTTGTATTATGAATTGGTCTGACCAGGATGAAGATTTTCAGGCTGATAAAACTATCGGTCTTATTGTCATATTCACTCACCTTGTTTATATACCATGACTAGAGCTGCTACCTCTCCTGAACTCGCATACTATAGGTCCTCTGGAAAAGGGGCTTTAGTTTATGCTGCTGTTTTGAAGCCTCCAACAATCTATACGGCTAGGGTGAACCAAACATTTTCAACACTTGACCAGGTTGTTGTAATCGTATATGATGGCGGAAGTGGAACTCTTGCTGATGTTCTTCCTGATATGGAGGTTTGGGTTGGTTCAACAGCTGGTAGTTGGGATAAGGGGATGTGCCGCTTGCGTGATAAGGATGCAACTCATTTTTATCTCAGTGAGACAAGTGAGATTAGTTTTGCAGATAATGATTACATAACCATCGTTGCAAACTTCTGCGTGTGGGCAAGACCTGTAAGAATTGAAACTAATGGCACAGTCTACATGGATGAAATCACGTATACGAACCAGCACCTAAATTGGGACCCACAACCAAATATGGGCTCACACAAAGTTGTTGAGATGACTGGTTCTACAGTGGTCACAAATTGGGTAGGTAGTTCATCGTTTTGTCCAGGCTCATCTATTTCTTCCTATGCGTGGAGCTGTTCAACAGCAAGCGCTTCTTCTGGAACAACTACGGCTACTCCATCATTTACATTCAATACGGTTGGTTGGCACATTGTCTACCTAACAGTGACTGCTGCTAATGGTAAAAGCTTCTTTGGTGTTCGTTATGTTTATGTTTGGAACTCAAGTAATATGCCCCCATTAGCTCAGATTGACGAGCTATCTGGTGATGTTGAATCTGGTGGTTGGAAAGCCACCATTACTTTGAAAGAAGGCGCAACATATTCGTCATTCTATGACAGAGCGATGGTCATCATCTTCGTGAAGGAATACTATGACGGAACTCAAATAAATATTGGCGCAGTAGTTGGTTCAGAAAATATTCGATTTGTTGGATGGATTGCTGAAGAGGAAAATATTCTTGACTCTGAACAGGGTTCTCTTACATTTACTGCCTATGGCGCAGCTCACTGGATGACCCTTATCCCTAGTTGGCCAGATGGAGTAGAACTTGTTTCAGCTGCTAGTGGATGGACTAACGTGGCAAGCCTTACTGTTGACCTAGGAGTTTATCATTTCCTCCGTTGGAGGTCAACCATAACCAGGGTCGCTGATGTGACACTCACAAGCGATACTCGTTTGACACAAGAGGTTAGTAGCTCTGCACAAAATTTATGGTCTCAAATCCAGGAAATGACTTGGGCTCAAATCTATGCAAGACCTGGTTTCAATCCTCAGGGACAATTATCAATATCAATTCATCCCAATCTTATTCCATATGCGTCTAGAACTTTTCCAACGGTGATGACACTTACTCAATCAGACATTCATGATGGAATTTCATTTCAAAGGGTCATTGTTCCAGAAGTTGGAATTGTAGATATGTCTGGAGTAATTGTTACTGGCCCTACTGTAGGTCAAGCTAAATTCGCTCTTGCTCCTGGCCATTCTTTACCACATTATGGCGCATGGGAGTTACAACCAAATCTTCTTCTTTCATCTCAATCACAGGTGATTACCCTTTCTGGATTATATCGAAGTTGGCGCAATAATCCATTTCCTAGTATACCACTGAGTTTGGCTGCTCCTATTTCACTGATTGATTTATTTCCTAATCAACGTTGCAGCATTAGTATTTCGACTTCAGATAACATTAGAGGATGGGCATACTCTGGTGGACTAATCCCACTTTCAGTAAGTTATGTTCATGACCCTGAGAGTGGATACTTATATGCTTCAGTTGTATTCGAAGGTGAAACTGTAGAGTCAGAGGCTCGACAAGGTGATACCCCTGGAAGTGTTGACACTGATAATCCCCCAAGTCCTAGCTTTCCTCCTCTTCCAGATATACCTGTGATTATTCCTGGCGTTCCAGAGCCAAGTGCTAATGGACCAACTGTAGCCGTTATTCATGATACAAACGTTGGCTTCATGTATTCTGTTGATTTTGATGCAGCATCTCCAACATGGTTATTTTTCAATTCAGGGCTTACATCAACTCAATATGGAGCTGCTAACAGGTTCTTTCGTACACCGTCAGGGGCATGCTACTGTGCGTATGTTAATGCACAAAATACAGGAACCGGTAGTACATTTTTGGCAAGAGCTCCTAGTCTTGGAGGAGCATGGACAGTTCTCTATGACCAAACGAATTTGGTTCCAACTGGTTCAAATGTATGGGGCGTAATGGGTTTAGGAATAAATACCCTTTTACCAGATACGATGGGAGCAGTTCTACAGTTTGGCAATGACCAAATTCCTAGATTTTATCTTGGAACATCTGGGACATTCGGTGGAGGAACAGCTCTTGCTGGCACATATGCTTATACGTGGTGGGTATCCTACGGTCTTAGCAAGTGGATGTGTACCTCATACGGAAATCAAGCAAATGGCAAGGTTCGTATTTTACCTGCTAGTGGAGCAAGTGTAACGAGTCCGGCTACTCCTACAAACATGGATCGTCCTCATATTAGGGCAAGCTCAACTGGTGTAACATTTCACGATATTCAATTTGCGAACAATATTGCTATAGGCTCAAATAATATGACATCCTATTCAACTGTTTCGCTTAGTCATACAATAGACTTCTATGATGGTTTTGGATCCCCTGAGTATATTGATTGTAGCCCAACTGGGTTATACCTTATGACTCGTGGTGATACAGGAGCTAGGATACGCTCAAGTGATGGTGGAACAACATGGGCTGGCATTCCTAATCTTCCAGTTGGCTCTTGGTGGTTTTCATTTGCTGGACCAACCTCTAGGTTTTGTGCCGCTGGAGGTTCATCTATTCGATATAGTCCGGACTTTGGAGTTACTTGGTACAATAAAGAGGGTAACGTAACAGGTCTTGTAGCGTTGCCTGATATCAATATGATAAAGGTGTTGTCATACTAATGAGTATCGAAACTGATTTTCAACGGTATATTCAGCAATTCGCTGGTGAATACCAAAACATTCAAACCGCACGTTTAGGCAAACTTGACGGTGTAACCGTGCGGTCAGATATTGATGGTGCACTGTGGGCACGCCAATGGAATGGTAAAGAAATTCACGTTTATAACCGTGCTCTTGTTCCATCAACATTCGACTTACGCGTATTAGTTGGCACTTATAGAACTCAACCAAATAAGTGGTTCATTTTGCAGTCAATGGAAGATTATTTGACACCTGTCACTGGCGGACAAATTGCATTTCATCATACGCAACATGAGTTTCCTGGCAGTGATACTGTTTGGGTGAATCGAAAGCAAATTACTCAGCTAACCGTTTTGGTTTCAGATGGGGCTGCATTTAGCGTGTTAGTTTATGGCGGTACAGTCGTCACTGTAACAGGCATTATCAAAATTGCAAATCAATTGGTTGACCTTTCAAGTTATGTACCAACTGAGGGAGCAATTTATGCTAGCATTATTGCGGATAGGACTGGCACTTTATCAGTACAAACTGGAACTGCTTTTGCAAGTCCGATAACTGGTGACCCTTCTTATGTCGCTAGTCCTGGATATGGTGAATACCTTATTGCTATTGTTTTGCTTTTTGAAGGTCAAGTAGAACTACTTGATGAACAGATTGTTATACCTATGCCTTCAGTCTCAGGAAGTGTAGGATCTGGTGGTCTAGGTTGGTTCAATGTTCGTGATTATGGAGCAACAGGTGATGGCGTAACGAATGATACGTCAGCAATAAATACCACTATCGCAGCAATGGTTGTAGCTGGTGAAGGTGTTCTTTATTTTCCTGCTGGGATATATCTTTGCTCAAGTGGGTTGACATCAATCTCTGTTCCATGTCTTATCATGGGTGATGGAAAAGCAGACTATTATGGAGCAAATGCAGTTTCAGAAATAAAGTGCAGTAGTGCAACTGCAGTTCTTTTCACGGTGACCGCAGACAAAGTATTATTCAAGGATTTGGCTCTAACAAATACAAATGCAACTCCATCAGCTGGTTCAGGAATAAAATGTAGTAGTGCAAACGCTCAACAAGAAGTATGTTATGAAGGAATTAGCGTTTATGGATTTTATGATAATGTCGATGTCCAGGTTGGTAACCAATGGTACATGCATGGTTGTTATATTGTTGCGCCCGTTCGTTATGGTGTAAGAGTAAGGAATACAGTTCTGGGAGATGCTGGTGATTGGTCCATTAGTGACAGCATATTCGTCGCAAAAGTAAGAGACTCAACGGCTGGAATTAGAATCGAATCGAGTGGTGGAGGAAAGATTGTCAATGTCAAGACTAATGGCGCAAATGACGGGAAGAAATTCACATATGGGATAGACGTAAACGGTGCTGGAACAACTAGCATTATCCTGATTGCAAATAGCTCATTCGAGAATATTATAACGAATGCAATCCATATCACCACCTGGGACATATTGATTATCAATGGCTGTCAGGTCGCTTTATATACATCTACTGGTACAAATGCTATTTCATTGACAAGTGTAAATTATTTTGTGATTGACGATGTTGTTCTTATTGGCAATTCTCCATCTACCGCCGCAGCTGCTATTTCTCTCAACACTTGTACGTATGGAGCAATTGGGTTATACGAAACAAGATATTTTACATCTGCACTTTCTCAAACCAGTTGCACAAATATAACGACACTGGCAAATCTTTCATCGGCTACTCCACAAGACGTAGGTTCGAGTGATTCAGCGGGCACTGGAACAGAAGCAAGTAGAGATGACCATGTTCATAAAGGGGTTCATTCACTGGCTAAACTTGCTGGCACTGCTCTTTATGGTGATGTAACGATTTCAGAGGGAACAGGTATATCAATTACCCCAAGTGGGAATGATTTATCAATTGCATCAACAGCAACAAGTTCAAGTGGTACTGGTCAAGTGCAGGGCGTAGCGCGCTGGACATCCGGTGGTGGGACCACGTTCGACCTGCCGGATGTGGCTGAAAGTTTACTGAATGTTTTCGATAATGGATCCCTGGTGGATCCACTTATATATTCACTATCCACAGATATGACTCAAGTGGTATTTGATTCGGCTGTCACCGCGGCTCATATTGTAGTGGCAGACTATGTAGTAGCACAGGTGTAAAATGGCAAATACAGCGGTAGGCAGGACTGAAACAGCAATACTTACTAATAAATCAGGTGGGAGTGTAGCCCTTGGAGATGTAGTTGTGATTGATACAGCGAATGCCGTTGCTTTTACAACAAATACGGCAGGTGCGTTTACATCTGGAAGAATTGGGGTCGTGCTTGAGCCAAATGGAATTGCTAATAATGCAAGTGGCCTAGTAGCATTTAGTGGATATGTGTCAACCATAAATTTGTCAGGAACAGGAAGTATTGGAGACTTGGTCAAGACTCATACGGTAGCTAAGCAAGGAGTTCGCCATGCAGCTCCACAAGTATCAGGTGATTTTGCTCAGGCTCTTGGAACGTCAGCTACTCCTGTCGCGCTTCTTTTTGGGGCTGTTCAACTAGGATTAGGAACTGGTGTCCCAGCAGGTACATCATTCCCTGGTAGTCCAGCCACCAATGATTTATACTTCAGGACCGATCGAGGACTTCTATATTATTATGATGGCACCCGCTGGCTGACGGTCCAGGAGTACGCGATATCCATTAGCATGCAGGATCTTTTGACCGGAACATCTACAGTATCACCCCAAACAGCGGCCTATATGGTCTTGGACAATGCCACATATGATTTATATGTAACCAGGATTGCATGTCAAACCAATGTGTTGACCACCAACAGTGGAACATCGTACTGGACAATTGCTTTTACTCGCCGACCATCAAATACAAGTCTGGGATCGTTCAACACATCAGCAGATACAGCTTCCACACCTACCCGGCACAATGTGACGGTCAATGCTTTGACCGGGACCACGGATAAATACCTGGATATCACTGCTACAAAAACTGTCACACCGGGTGCGCCGTATATATTGGCCACAATATTCTATAGGATGGTCGGATGAAATTCTTTCGTGGACTTCTTTATGCTTTTCTATTTAGCATCCCCTTTTGGGTTGTTATACTCTATATTATATATATCATGCTGAAGTATAATAATTAGGATAGGAGTATTTATGAATAAACGGTATCTTGATAACAAAAATATTTAGGAGAAAATATGGGACAAGTCCCAGATCAATTCGCTCACTACTTTAGTAATGCTGGAAGCTATTCACCAAACGGAATAAACTACAACAGAGTAGTCAACTTTCTTGCTGCGAGAGGAACAAAACTCTCTGTTGAACCAACTGTTGCTACCCCAATAGAATTCCCAGATGTAAGCTACTATCAGGGGACAATCAATTGGGACGTAATGAGTTCTAAGACAAAGAACATTATCATTAGGGCTGGACAAAACCTCTGGGTTGACAGTGCATTCCAACAAAATTGGACTGCTGCAAAACAACGAGGAATGTCTAGAGGATGTTATTGGTTCTATGATGATAGGGTTAGTCCTCAACAGCAATTTGATGTTCTTAAGCCTCTCATTGAAAACGACCAGCCTGAAGATAGAATATGGGTTGATTGGGAACTCGTTTATGGCGGTCAGTATGGAGGCCTAAAGAACGTTGTAGCATTCATGAAACTTATCGAGCAAGCATTCCCATCAAAGATTGTAGGAATGTATACTGGATATTACTTTTTCATTGACCACAGTAATCCGATAAATAATGCTGCTGAGTATGAATACCTAAAGGTTCACCCACTATGGATTGCATCTTATACGAGTGATGGTTCAAGCACTGGAATTCTTATACCTAAGCCGTGGACAGTTCCTGAGCTTCACCAATTTGGAACTCCAGTATGGGGTCATGACTTCGGTTGTGAGAGTTTAGAGATTGATATGAATAGGGTCATCTATGACCCATCTCAAATATATGGACAAGGAGACCCCATGGTTACAACCCCTGTTACAATTCAATGGTATGAACTTCAAAATGCAGGAGCTCTCAATATCAGGAATACTCCAGGAAGTACTGCGGCTGGAACTGACATTGGAGATATTCCATTAGAAGGAATAGTTCTCGTCAAGGAGTACACCCTTATTGGCACAACAAAATGGTATCACCTCATTGATGGACGAATGACTCATGACCTTACAAGTGCCCCTATTCAGATTACAGATGGTCATGGAGCAATTTCAAATTGCCCTGATTGTTGGGCTTCAGGAACTTACCTTAGAGGAACGAATATTCCTGTACCTAATCCTGAACCTCCAGTTGGGACACCTCCTGTGAAGGTTACTGTACAACAGGCAGATGGTAGCATTTGGGAGTGCACCACGTTCACGAGGATCTAATGATAATCGTAGAGGAAAACGACGGCTCGTTCTACACTGGGAAACTTCGCTTGCATCCCACTCATCGGGTCAAAACTGACTTCGAGAATGGTAGGCAAGACCGTCATTATCTTCCTATGGTGTTTGTATTTGATGACTTCAATTGTACCTTTGGGCAACAATGGCAATACTATTTGAGAGCCATCAACTATAATGCTTCAATTCAAATGTGCTCCAGAATGATGGATGACAATGTAGCCTTCATGAATGGTTCAGGAACTGCAGGAAAATCAAGGCGTAGAAATTGGTTGAAGGTTGAGGATATGGAAAGTAAAGACCCTGAGACTGATAAAACTCGAACATGTGGTGATGCAAGAATTCAGATGAACCCTATTGTTCCAACAGCTGAAATCCTTGCTAAGTTGAAATATAGAGAAGGTGATAAAGTGCCAACAATATATAGGGTAACCTTTTTGGATGGGACTAAACCGCCTCCTCTGAAGGTGGGATACTCATATCCTAGGAGTCTTCGTGAAATAAGTATTGAAGCATATGTTTACACCCCTGCAACTCATCCAGCATATTTTACTCCGGCGACTACAACTGGCTCAGATGGAAAGGCTCACAGTTGGCCTAATTCTCCAACTTATCCTTGGTACAAAAGTGGGAACACTCCTGTTGCATTTTGGCCACACGTAGCGGTTGGACCAGTTTATTATCCTCCTAAGCAGCTTACTGATAATACTCCAATAGTGGAGGAAATATAATAAAGCATGCACTGACGTTGACCTTCGTAATCTTTATAGGTTATGTATATTCTGAACTAAGCTACCAATTCCTTTATGACATTACTGAGCGTCCTTATGTCTATAGGCAACTTGTTCCTATCCTATCTTGGGGTGTTAGAGCAATTACAGGAGTCTCATTTGACACTTCTGTTAGGATTATTCTCATTTTTGCCTTTATTGGAATGGAGGAAGCTCTACGTTACTTCCACAGAGGGTTCTATCATGGGGATATAAAAACAGAAGTCTATATCATCCTAACTTCATTGATCGTGGCAATGATAGGAATGTGGCCACCACACACATATGATGCTCTCACTGTAGCATTATTTTCATTTGCTTTTGCATTATTGCATAGAGGGAGGTTGATGGCATTCTTCCTTTTATTTCCTATCATATGCTTGAATCGTGAAACCTCATTCTTGTTGATACTTTGCTTTATAGTATATACCTGGCAATGGTTATCTCATCGTCAAATATTTCTTTTGACATCTCTGAGTGGTATTGTTTATCTTACAATCAGGATGGCACTAGAATGGTCATTTAGAACTTACCCTGGATATGATACTATGTTTCGTCTTCCATCAAATATTGATACGGCACTCACTTATCCATACATCATCATATCTCACATGATAATATTCTTATTGATACTATCAATGGTTCATACAAAATGGATATTTATGCCACGACTGATAAAGAACGCCCTGTGCATATTTGCACCTGTACTTATCATAGCTTATCTAACGATAGGTTTTATTATGGAGATAAGAGTCTTTTTAGAGATAGTGCCGTTACTAACATTTATAGGTTTACAAGAACCTCCATGGATGAAATATACACGTGGAGTTCTGAGGCAAAATGACAACAAATCAATTAGAGAACAATATTAGTATCTTATTCATAGAAGATTCAACTGATGACATCATGCGGATGACAACAACTATTGAGAAGATAGGGTATACTGTCAGGTGGAAGAAAGTTGAAAATGAGATAACACTTAGGATGGCACTTTCGTCAGACACTTGGAACCTTATTATTTGTGACTATAAACTTCCTAGGTTGACAGCCGCAAAATCTCTTGAGATATGTCAAGAGCATAATCCAGAAATTCCATTTCTTGTTGTATCAGGAACAATTGATGAGGATGTTGCATACCCCTTAGTAGATAGTGGAGCAATAGATTTTATTGGTAAAGACAGACTGTTTAGACTTCCTTTAGCGATAAAAAGAGAAATGAGAAATGTGTCTAAAGCGCTCAAGCAAAAGTTTATTCTTGACCAATCATTCAACGCAATTGTGACTGCTTGGGGAACAGCTATGGAACTTAGAGATAAAAAGACTGCTGGTCATACAATAAGAACAGCTGAGCATGCCATGGCTGTAGCCTACAATTTAGGAGTACCCCAAGAAATTATCAGAAAGGTTTACTTTGGAGCAATTGTTCATGATGTAGGAAAGATTGCAATTCCTGATAGAGTTCTTTTGAAGCCAGGCAAGCTAACAGAAGAAGAATTAGACATTATGAAAAGTCATGCAACAATTGGATATGAATTCCTTAAAGATATCCCACTACTAAAAGATGCAGCAATGGTAGCCTATTGTCATCACGAGAGATGGGATGGTTCAGGTTATCCAAGAGGATTATCAGGTAGAGACATTCCCATAGAGGCAAGAATATTTGCCCTTGTAGATGTTTACGACGCACTCGTAAATGACCGTCCTTATAGGTCTGCACTGACTCGAGAAAAAGCCTTAGAAGAAATGGAGAAAATGAAAAGCGGATTTGACCCAGACATTTACCGCGTTTTCATTTCATTACCAGGTGAACTATGACAAATGAAAAAGAACTTACTCCTCATGATATGCAGGAAATAGATTTATTCCAAGTTCAAGTTGTTGCAAAGCTCAAGGATATTCTTGAGTCGAATGCTAGCACAAGAGACACAATGCGCATCTTGACTGAGACATTAGCTGCTCACATTCGCCAGAACATTGATACTATTCAAAAGATAAATGAGTCCATTAGCGAGCAAATGAGCTATAGATTATTTCGACAAAATTTAGAGGAGAATAACCTTCAGTTAGAGTTGGCTAAAAAGTCGCTTGAACTTGATTTTGCAGAGAAGAGATACAATGCGTTGGCTCATACGCACGAAGAAGACACCGAGGAAACTGATCGTCTACGATATGAGCACCAAAAGCAGCAGATAGAACTCGACTCACTCAAAAAGAATTTGGAGATTTTACAAAATTCAAAGAGCTCAACTCAAAATAAAATAAAAGCGTCATCAAGTAGTCCATCTTCGCAAAAGATAAAGGAGGTGATTTTATTCACGGGAGTAGGAACGCTAACTGCCGCAGCCGTTACCGGCCTAATAGCGTTTGTCCTTTGGCTTGCACGGCTCTATATTACGAGTAATGGAGGTTGACATGAATAACATTTCTTTGTCAAAGGTTGGTTGGTTACTAATCGCATGGGCATTCTTCGTAGGCCTAGTCGGAGTAGGCGCAACTATTGCAACTGCTCTTATGGTCATAGGCACAATTCTGTATCTACTTACATAAGGAGAATTATGAACAATTCGAATTACCCCAAATGGACTCTTGTTGCAATCCTGGCTATAGCAGGTATCCTTGCTGTTCTATTCATTGGCCAGCCAAGTACCCCTTCAGCAATTCAAACAAGTTCAGCTGTTCAGGTCCCTCAGTCAATCAACTTGGCCATCGGAGCAGGGCTTCTTCTCCTGCTAACTGCGGCTTTCACCTGGCTCTTTGAGATGTTCAACATTGACCTTCGAGGATTTGCGCAGCCATTATCATTAGCCATCTCTGCTTTCGTTGTGGCTGAACTCCAGAATATTGTGAACGTTATTCCTGCCCAATATGATGTTATCGTTCAAACAGTATTCTATGTACTAACTTTGATATTGGCCCCTCTCGGGTTCTTTCGCCTCATCAAGACTTTCAAGGAGACCCCTGCGGAGGGACACCTACTGTAACCTAAGAAGTCAAGCAACAAACTAGAAGACCCCATTAGGCCCTATGTAGCTTGATGGGGTTCTTTATTTTCATTTTGTATAGACAAATTCTATAGCAGAGATGACTCGGTCCTCCCAGAGATGCTCATAAACCAAGGCATAGTACCTATCATGTTCGTCTGTGGCGTGTCTCTGGGTGAACCCTGAGGTCACCTGTATAGGTCGTATCAGTGCTGTTAGCTCTGAGTGATGATTTGGTTCACACTGCTCACTTTTGTACTTATTTGTGTATGGAACTATTCGTCTATCCCTGACATCCTTCTGGATGAACCAGAGTGTCAAGGAAATATCCCCCAGACGGAGGGTCGCCCGTTATGAACGACCCTCATTATCATTGATTCTTTTTACCGACATGGTCAAGTTGAAGCCACCAGAATAAGACTATGACGGTAGTACCTACAGCAATTACAAATGTTGGTCTCCACCCTATCATTTCTGCACTCACTAAAATACTAATTACCCAAAATGAGGTGCAAAGACTTAGGATAAGAACCCGTATTGTTTTGAAAATCATTCGTCCCTCAGCTTCTCTTCCCTTGTGATGTAATCAACATATGAACAGTGCTTCTCATGTACTTCGGGGTCTGTGTGGTTCCCATCATCGTCACAATCGCAAACATGAAGCATACTCATTGCTTCACTTTCTGAAATGTTTTTGAGTCCCATGGTTCTCCTTATGTACTTGCTGTATATGTTATCCCTAGGTCATTATCATCGGTGTGAATAATGCCTTTCCAATGTGGTACCATCTTCCATACTACCGGTTCATCATCTTCAATATATTTGTAGAAGTCCTCCTTGAGACTTTCTGCATGCTCGAGTAATGACTTAGCAGCATCAACACCATGTAAACTTTCGCCATCATCTTTATCAATAAAACTATCAACATTGATGAGTGAACGCATGGCCTCCTCGAATGAGTGGCCCACTATTGATGAGTCTTTTTCTAGGTCATCTAACTCAGCTTTAGGGTGAGCCAACGGAACAGGATGTTCAAATGAAGCTGGATAGCCGTACGGAGTAGGATAAGTATAACTAATTTTGTCTGGACTCATGATAGATGAACTTAGACTAATTTGATAATTTTCATCTCCTATGGCCATTACAGGGGCCTTTGCATGTATCTCAATTTCAATATCATTGAGATAAAGCTGATAGTTCATCCCATCATCAAATGTAAGAGTCAATACTCCTTTTCTAAGACCACCAACTTTGGCTCTATGATAAAGTTCATTGAGGTCTTTAGTAAATCTTTCCATCTCTGTAAATCCATCAGGTAAAATCTTAGCCATCATTACTCCTTCGGATAGGGGTGAACCAAATCTCTGAAAGCTCTACCTAGGGGGGCATTTGTTACGTCACTCACTGGTGTTCCATGCTTTCGACAACAGATAATATTATCCTTGTTGATGAAAACATCTGCTCTTATGAGACATCCATTATGTGTCATACAAAAATAAATCGTAGTAACGTCTACCTTCTGAGATGTAGTAAGAATAGGTAGAGTTTCATCATGAAGGGGCGGAAGTCTTATAGTCATTTTATCTCCTTTCATTCTTTCGATTGAGCAACTACTGTAAAGTTTGTGAAATCAACACGTATTCCAATTGCATTGATAAAGGTCACTCTTACTTGGTTGAAGCCAGTTCCTTGGTTGATGATAAATGTTCCTTTTCCACATCTGCAATTTCTTTTCTTCTCTTCTGTCTCAGTCCTGATGTTATAAGTTTCTTTACAAGCTGGACAGGTTACTTCGACTGTCGTTTTGGGATACATGTATCTCCTTATTCATCTTTATTTGTTATTGAGTTGAGTATTGTTTATTTCTTTTTATCACGCTTGGCAATCATTTGACCTAGCACCGCCAAAGTATCATTAGCTTGAGACTTTAGATTATCAGGCATTTTGTCAGGATGTAACTTGAACCTAATCACTGCGTCTCTTATAGTGATGTCAGGATTTTCCTTAAGTATCAATTTTGCAAGATGCTCAGCATCACTCTCACGCTTGAAAAAGCCTTGCTTAGTCTTTACACCTTCTCTTGCCCAATATTCATCCCAATCTATAAAATGCTCTTTTTCTGCCCAGTCTTGGTCATATCCTGGTGGATTGCCAAAATGGGCATATTGTCGCTCAAGATTTTGGAGACGAATTTCATCCCGTAAGTTATTAGCTCCTGCGGGTTCCTCATAGGTGTAACTTGCATTTGAACCCCCAGAAATGCGGCTACTACCAATAGTTCCATATTCAGAGTCTATTAGCTCATTATCATCAGGACGACCTTTGCCAGCTTTTATATTCTTTGACTCAGTTGATAAATAGTCTGGTGTTTTTCTACGAAATAGTCCCATCATTTACTTTCCTTTCTTTGTTTTCTGTTTCACTTTCTTCTTTGGTTTCTTTTTGCTAGACTTCTCATCCAAAATATCCCCACTATTATTATCATTACTATCGCTACCAGTATTGGTATCCAACTCAATAGGTTCATCTTGCTCCTCATCCTTTTCTTCAATTTGTACGGCCAACTTCCTATCAAGGAATTTGACCATTGAGTATGGGAAAAACTTATTGAGGCATGGTCCGTTGCATGTAAGACCAGCCTCTGTTAGCTCTGGCTTAGCCAAGCACACAACTATTCCGTCAAGAGGATGTTTTCCAAATGCATATCCTACAACTTGTTTCCCATAGAGACTAACGGACACTAACCCTTCGTGAGCCAAAAGTTTTATTTGACCTGGCTTTCTTAACTTCATGTTGTTCCTCCTTACGTTTGATTGCTAGTGCAAGTCGATTGTTTTCGGTCTTGATGGCATACCCAAGGATATCCCTTTCACATGATGCATAGAATACTTTATTTTGAAATTCTGCCTTTGAAGTTTCATCAACTTCTAATCCTGGTAGAATAGCATATGAAGTCCTATGCAATTTCATGAATGAGTATGCTCCGAGATAACCTGCGAGGTCATCATCAAATGCTATTTTCACTAGGCGCCCTTCAAGAACTTTAGCCGCTTGAGGAATAGCACTTGCCCCCATTGTGCACACTGCGTGGTAGCCATAAAGGTCAGCACGAAGCACTCCGAAGACTCCCTCTACCAAATGCAATTCTTCATATTTGAGATTTGACATTGGCCAAACTGCAGTACGTTGTCCATGAAGCATATACTTTGGTTCAAGAGTAAATCTTCGTTCCTGAATACCGACAAGAAGTCCATTTTTGTCAAAGATAGGAAATAAAATTCCATCTTTGCTCTTCATTATCTCAAATTTTTCTATTTGTTCTGGGGTCACCTTCCTCTTTTCCAAATATTTGCTCTTGGTAGCCAATTTAGAATATGATAGCTGTCGCCATTCCCTCTCCTCATAGTCAGTCCGAGGAATAAGTGCAATGTCAATCTTAGAGAGCTCTCCTCCAAATTCTTTGGCCAACTGATAGGCATTTGCTGAGTGCCCGCAACCAAAGCAATGAAAAAGACCATTAGATAGATTGAACCTTGCACTTGGGGTTTTGTCTAAGTGGAACGGACACCTAAGCTTTGCCTCTACTCCATTCACACTCATGATTTGAAGTCCTAAAGCAGCTGGGTCATAGACTTTCATACTCTTCTCCTCATAAATGTTACTATGAATAGGATGATTGCCCCAGCTGGGTATCCATACAAGAAGAAGTTAGGATTATTTGTAATTGCTGATGCAAACAATCCTCCAAGAGAACAAATTGAGCCTATAACCATCAGGACAAATTGAATGTTTTCATTTTTCATTACCAGCTCCTTATCTCGATTGTTAGGTTTTTCTTGCATTTGGGGCAAGTAACATTTACATCTACACTACCATGTGAACCACAAAGTTCACATTCATGGTCATATCCCATGATAGAAAGTTTTTCCGTGTCCTCAGTAAATCGCCACTTGCAGTTTCCACATTCAATCCTCATCGAAACTACTTTTGAAGCCTCATTCACTTTCTTTATTGAGAGTTGGCCTTTTTTCATCTCACCTCCTCTATTTTCATTGTCTCAAAGTCAAGTTCAACAAGTGAGCTCATAGGAGGACCATACCTGTTCTTGATTATTTCGGTCATCAACCTATTTGGATATGCGATGTCAGTCTCTAACGAAATGATTTGGTCAGCGTCTTGGCCAAGAGCATCAGCATAAGCCAAATCCTCAGGAGTAAACCCCATTGTTCGGCCAACTCGCTTGATTTGAGTTGTAGCCAACATCGGAAGTTTTGTGACCTGGGCAAGTTGTTTCAATTGAGACGATGTCTCAGCAATGCGTTCCCATTTTGCAGAAGGAGGATGGAGCAAATCAGGGGCCATTTGATAAACTCCATCTACAATGATAGCATCAACCATAAAGAACTTTGCTGCCATTGCCACTTGCTCAGGGGTCCTTATTCCTCGTGGTGCATAAATCTCCCCCTTTGACATTTTAGCGGTAAGTTTGGCCACCTGAAGTTTTGACTCAAGTGCTTTGTCGATGTCTGACCTTAACGATAAGGGATTGAAGCTTGCCACCATCCCGTCTATGCGTGCAAATATTTCGTTGGCCAACATCTCTTGGGATACAAACAGAACCTTCATCCCAGATAGCATCCACTCACGGGCTTGCCACTGGGTTATCAATGATTTGCCTGTTCCTAATCTTGCAACAATGAGGGTGTAATCCCCTGCATGGAGACTTCCCATTGCTCTGTTGAGAACCCCTATAAAGAAAGGAACAGCCTTCGTGTGTTTTCTTTCGCTGTATTTGCGCCTATCATAAGTTGTATAAGTCGAGTCTTCGTCACCTGCAACGCGAATTGTCTTCATGATTGAGTAGACTTCCTCCTCATGAATGGCCCCCTCAATTCGCGTCCTATCAACCAAGGATGTCATTGCAGAAATGAAAAATGATAATCTTTTCCGCTCTAGTGTTTGGTCTGCAATGTCATCAATTACAAATGGTGGGTCAATATCAATTGGGATGAAGTCTTCAAATTCTTCTGTGAGTCTTTCAAGTGATGGGGTCTCGTCATATTTTGAAATATATTCTGCAACCCATCCAATGATTTGAAGCTCAAATTCATCCATCAATTCCTGTGGGAACCTTACAAGTCTGTCAACACTCTTTGATTTGAGTGATGCGACAATTAGTTTATTCATCTTTACTCCTCATAACAAAAAGTTTAGCTCGCCATCCTATCAATCTTACTTTGTAAGTAAGCTAAATCACCAGTTAGCTGGCAACTGAGTGAACAGCGCTGGCACATTCCATAATCCTTTCTTTTTCCGCTTGAGTTCTCCCAAATCGTATCAAAATTGTCCATCAAAACGTTTCCTACAACAGCTTCTTTTTCTTCCAACCCCTGGCACAGCCAAACATCCCCATTCGCATTGATAGTCGAATAGATTGATGTACTGTAACAGGGGATAAAAGCTTTGCTAGTTGACTTACCAACTGCGGCATTTATATAACGAGCTCCACTTATCAATGAGCTTTTCATTCTTTCGAATGTGTTATAGGTGGCAAACTCATAGAGTAAGTCGGTAACTGACTGAAGAGCATCAGCCTTTTGCTCATAGTTGGCAGTCCCAAGAAGTCCATCATCTGATGCAATGTTGAACCTTGGTTGAGCGTCATACTGTCTGCAAGTGTCAATGAACCATGCAACATTATCATTAGCCAACTTTGGATTACGAGCATTCCATGGACCAAGAGTTATTTGCAGTGTTGTTGATTTGCCAACGTTCTTGAGGTAACCTAATAGAGCATATACTCCATCAAGGTTGCCAGCAACCCCTCTTGACTTATCATGCTGAGGACCATCAAGAGAGATGGTCACTTGTGTTGCATATTGAATAAGTGGTTTGGCTAACTCTGGGTCAACCGCATTCGTCAGTAAGGTGACCTTAGGGACAACCAAGCTGAAGAACCGCATTATGCCGGTAGCCTCAGGATGAATGGTGAATTCTCCCCCTTGAACGACGACACCACATGTTTTGAGAATAGCCGACTCGAGCCAAACCTGTTCGATGATGTTCAGCGACATATTTGTCCTAAATAAATCCCCATTCGACTTCCTAAAAACGCAATAGGAGCAGTTTGAATTGCAATGAGATGTCGCATAGAAATAAATTGTCCTAGGTCTATCGAATTGAACAGACCCTTGATAGGATGGTCTACCTTTTGAAATCATGGTTTTCCTCCAAAGTAATATAAAAGTGGAATTGCTATCACAATCAATAGCAACACAATGTAGATGAATACGAGCGTAATACGGGTCCTTTTCATTTTAGCCTACAATCCTGGCTGAAAAGATATTGAGAGGTCATCAAGTTTACCGTCATATGTAAACGTAATCAACCACCATCCCAGCCAAATGCTTTTGTATGTGCTCTTCAAATCATGACCCCATACCCATGGATATTTGAAAATCATCTTTAGTCTCTGGATATCTAGTGCTATCAAAATTGGGAGCATTGGAACAATACAGATATAAACACGTAAGGTAATCGTATGTAGCTTTTTGGATTTCTCTAAACGATTATTATCTTTATCATAGTGTTGCCATAGATATGTTCCATCCCAGAAAACACCAATCCATAGGTCACGAGGTTCAAACAACAGCTTTATTCTGATGGGTTTTGTATTCATATCAACCTCGCAGCTTTTAGATATCCCATAGTGACTATTCCCAAAGCCCATCCTACTGCTAGGAAAATTACAGCTTGCGCATTCACAAAGGCAATAGTTATTATTATTGAAAATAGATATGGGACCAAAACTAATACAGCGGCTCTTACAAATTTTGGTCTCATAGCTTCCTCACGCTTGTCGCTTTACCAGAATTTGCTTTCACTTTTGCTGCAACGAAGTCTCCAACTTGTGGTTCAAACATGAGTTTGCCTCTTGTCCAGAAAAGTCCATTAGGAATGAGGTAGTAAACTGTATATGGGCCAAATGCTGACTTCTTTTGTTTCATTGAACCAATAATTCCAGTGGTCATCCCTTCCTCAGAGGCTGTCTCCAGATTTGCAATTTCACTCTTTGTTGGGATGATGAACCCTAACAGGCGGATTTGAGCTTCACGTTCAGGGTTGCTTGAGGTTCGTATATCATCAAGCATCTCCTTTGACTTTCCTGATATCCCAAGATTATCAATAGAACCCTTTATCCCTTTGAATGCACCTATCCCCAACAGAGAAGCTCGTGCTTGACCACGTACTGCGTTCTTTGGAACTCTTGCCATAAAATCCTCAATGGATTTGAATGGCCCCTTCTTGAGAGCTTCACGAATGACAGTAACATTGGTGACATATTTGATTACATTGGCTGGGATTACGATTGAGTCCCCATCAACAATGAAAATGTCGTCATCCCCAATAATGTTGATGGTTGGCATTTTTACCTTTATCCCTCGCTTGATGACCTCGAAGATGTATTGAGTCAAGTTCTCACGGTCAGAGCTCATCATCGCTGCGTAGAATTCCACTGGATGATAGTATTTCCACCATGCCATTTGCCAAGCTATCTGAGCATAGGCTGTAGCATGAGCCTTATTGAAACTGTAACGTGAGTGGGTTGAGATTTCATTCCATATCTTTTCGGCTACCTGAATTGAAATCTTGTGGAACTTAGTTGCGCCATTGAGGAAATCTTCTTTGGCTTTCTTATACTGGGCCTGCCAAATTGGGTCATCAAACTTATCTTGGGCCTTGACGATGATGCGACGAATGTTATCTGCTTCGGCATAGGTCCCATTTGTCATTACCTTATAGAGCTCCATCACTTGTTCTTGATAGACAATTGCTCCATAAGTTGACTTGAGGATTGGCTCAATCACTGAAGGAACCTTGCGAGGTGAATGCCTCCACTCTACAAATTTGTCAGCTGTTCCAGCATCGAGTGCCCCTGGTCTGTACAACGCGTTGAGTGCTACTAAATCCTCAAATTTTGTAGGGGATAACTTCATTGTTAGGTTGCGAATGCCGTAACTACCAGAGAATTGGAAGACTCCAGATAAATCACCTTTTTGAAAAAGTTGAAATGCTGGGTCATTATCCTCATGCAATTTTGAGTAGATTTTCTCCTTAGGACTCCACTTCTCAAGGAGCTGCAAAATTGTAAGAGCCTCTAATCCTAATAGGTCATATTTGACAATCCCTGCTTTTGACATTTCATCGTGGCTTCCTTGAGTCCATGCTGCGACGAGGTCATGACCAGCGGCTCTTTCGATTGGAACTGCCCTATCAGTGATGACGACCCCAGCTGCATGACGTCCTCGATGTCTTATTTGACCCATGATTGTGTCGTATGCTTGCTGGAACTGAGGGATTTCCTCAACGACACGCTTCATTTCTATGCAGGCTGGTCCTTTTTCTGCAATCTCATTTTCAATAGGTCGAGGAACCTTGAATGCTTTGGCCAAATCATGGACTGCCGTCTTGTGTGAGTAGCGAACGACAGTTCCAATTGGGACACCATGCCATTTTTCTGAGACGTATTGGATGACAACGTCACGATGCTTTGAGTCGATGTCAACGTCTACATCGGGCATTCCTTTTCTCATTGGGTTCAAAAATCGTTCAAAGGGCAAGTTGTAGACCATGGGGTTGATGTCAGTTATCCCCAATGAATAGAGAACAAGAGAGCCTGCTCCACTACCACGACCTGGACCAATGTATGCCCCCAACTTCTTGGCTGCCTCAACGATGTCATGAAGGATAACAAAGTAGGATGAATAGTCCATCTCTTTGATAATCTTCAGCTCATATGAGAGACGCTCGTTGTAGGATTTACCCATTGCTCCAGCAAAGCTTGTCCTCTCACTCTTCTTTACAAGTGACTCGAGAGTTTCATGAGCATGCGGGATGTGTGGAAGGGTTGGAGTTGCATCAAAGATGGTTGGCCTTATTTTGTTCACAATCATCTTGGTGTTCTCTAATGATAATTTGTAGCGCTCAAGACTGATTGCTGATTTGGCACGCTTCCAAATTTGGTCAGGAGTTTTGAGCCAAAGCTCTTTGGAATTATAAGAAAAACCCGACCTCATTTGAGTTACTAACTCATGGATGGTCGAGTCTTCATGTAGTGGGAAGTGAACGTCGTTTGTTACCACGAGGGGGATGTTCGCACGTTCAGCCAATTTGATTGGTCGTGTCCACGTATCTGTGTCGGCAACAAACATCATTTCCATAAAGAAGCGGTTTCCAAATGCATGCTTGAACTTTGATGTGAGTGCGACTGCTTCAGAGAATGGGAGTTGATTGAATGGGCTTGCTACGCAGCCACTAAGGCAGATTATATCCTTGCAATCAGCAAGAAGATTATCAATTGGGAACTCCGGCTGTTTGAAACGAGAGGCATGCCCAACATTGTTGAGACGAATGAGGTTCTCCAACCCCTTTTGACCATTCCCTAGAAGTGTGATGTGTCCAGTTTTGCCATCAAATCCAATGTAAGCTTCTACACCTATGATGGGTTTTATTCCCTGAGCCTCACACTCTAATGAAAATGATACTGCGTTGGCTAAGCTGCCATGGTCCGTAAGTGCAAGAGCATCGAACCCATAATCTTTGGCTGCTTTGACAAGTTGACCCACCTCTCGAAGACCGTCTTTTGAGGCATCAGAATGGGTATGCAAATGTGTGAATTTCATTTTTATCTCCTTGCTTGTCTACCCTTAGGGATGAAGTGATTGATGATTGAATTGACCATCTCACGACTTGTCCTCTTAGGTGGCTCCATCTCTTGGAGCATTTTGATTGCTTTCTCAACTGGAATAGTTGGTCTTACAATTCCCATTCGCTTGGCTACCTCAAAGGCTGCTGTGAGGTGGTCTCTCATTCGTCTGTCGAGTAGGTCCCACATTTCAGGGGTCATCATCTCGACCATACTAGCAAAATCCTCATGCATTGCCAAGATATATTCTGGACCAAACTTTCTCAAACTACGAATGAGAGTGGTCATGTTGTGGTCAGCGGCATAATGAAATTCTGCGTTGTGCTCATTACGAGCCCAGAGGACCATCCTTTCTAAATAGTTGATATAGGGGTGGGTATAAAGAAAAGTTCCCTCTCTTGTTCGCTTATGAGGATTTCGCAATCTTCGCTGCATGAAGGGAGGGAGCTCAGCTGTTGGAGCAATCCAAGTTGATGGACGCTCAGGTGGATTAATCATCCATTTCATTTTCATTCTCCTATCCAGAAGCCAGCTACTCGTTTGAGAGTCTCATCACCAATTGATTGCCACATCTCACGGACTCCGTCTTGTTTTCTGTAGAAGACAACTGCTGATGCAAAGTAAAGGTCTTGGTCATAGTGTGTTGAAAATGTTTTGGAACATGCATCTTCAAATAAGGTAACATTGAGATGAATGAGAGCATCATAGAGAGGTTTTGGGTCCCATTTGAAAGGCATCGCATGCATGACCTTATTCCAATGACCTCCATGAGTGGGCTTATACTTGCTGAGGTCACTCTCGTAGAGATGAAGTGAAGAAGCAAAGTGAGTGTAATCACCAATTGGTATCTCTACATGAGATGAAATATACTCATGAAGCATGGTGAATGTGAATACATCATTTGTGAGACCAAGGATTACGTCATTAGACCTCATCATCACCTTCATGTTCAGCTTTTCATCACGAACAAGAAAATGAAAATTGAGGGTGCATGGAGTATTCAAACCACCACCACCCCAGAGGTCAACTGGACCCATATAGACTGAAAGAACAGCTCGTCTCGTCATTGGGTCTTTCCTTAGCATCATGATGATTTTATCGAGCTGCTCGTTAGCATGAAAACGTTTGCCATAAGCTCCATCAATTGTCCTACCATTAGTAGAATATTTTGAAAAGCCAGGAACGAACTGAGTGAGGGGAGCAAGTGAGTCGTCTCCTACAATGTGCTGAATTGCATCAGTGATGGCAAAGCCAATGTTCATTTTTCGCCACTCTTCAGTACACACACGGTCGAGAGGATTACTCATAGAGAGAACTTCATTTTCAATTTCTAAAGTCATGCCTCTCTCTGAGTTCACTTTTTCTCCCCATTGCTCAACATCCTCTACAAAAGAGGAGAGACTTTTTGGTGAAAAGTTTGTCATACGATTATCCTTTCTAAAAGTTTTATCCAAGGAACTGGGGACATATAGTGAACGACAAATCGCCGTAATTGATATATCAGTTTTTTGCGTTCGTTTTCTCCTATCTGATTATAGGCCTCTAGCATCTCGGCACTCTCAGAGACACGCAGCCTGCTCAATGAATAGATATATTGATTTGGTAGATTGAACTCAGCTGGGATAAACGGGAGGACACCTGCAGATGCTGCCTCAGCCCATCTAATGGTAACAAATCCACGCGGTCCATATTCAGGCTTATGGAGCATCACCGTCGCTTTTGCTTTTCTCAATGTGGTGATAACATCCTCCTGTGGAAGTCTACCCATAAAATGAACATTTGGTAGTAACCCTTTTATCACACTTGGGTCCCTATCATAACCTGGCTCAATCCAATTTCCATAGAAGGTTGTGTGGACTTCATGTGCAAAGGGCTCAATCAACTTGAATGTTTGGTCAAGTCTTTCATAATTGTT